TGCAGGCCGAGGTGAACAGGTCATCGGTCGCCTGGACCTCGATGCCGTCGACGACGGTCCAGCCCTCGGTGGGGCGGAGGGCCTTGCCGGTGTCGAGCATGAGGGACTCGGCCTCGGAGCGCAGGCGCGGCAGCTCTGCTTTAATGGCGGCGCGGATGGTCACGGGATCATCCATGCCGGGTCGACGTAGGCCGAGGGCGTGCTCGCCGACCATCGAACGTCATCCGCCTCGAAGGATGGGCGGATGGATGCCGTGGCTGTGTTGGTGTCGGGATCGAGCAACTGCCACCACTCGTCCGTGATGTCGCTCGCGGTGACCGCGTTCTCGTAGCGCCGGGTCACCGACCCGTCATCTACGGCGACGGTGATGCTCGACTCGCTGCGGCCCGCACGCTGGATCTTGGCGACAACCGCCTCGACCTCGACGTACTTGACCACAGTCTCGTCGAGCTCGGCCATGTCGCCGAGTCGCGCTGTGATGAACAGCTCGACGCCGCCCAGCCACCAGTCGACCTGATCCTGTTCGGCTTGAGTGGAGATGGGGCGACCGAGCGCCACGGCCACGTCTCCATGGGTTGCGACAGACATGGCGCCCCACCTCCTCTCGATTCAGTTGTGGATGGATCAGGCGGCGTCGGTGTACGCCACGAACGCGCCGAGCGCGTCGGACTTCACGAAGCCGTAGTACGCCTCGACGAGCAGGAGGACGAGGTTCTCCTGGAAGGCGCTGTGGGTCACGCCGTTCTCGTCCACGTAGGACGCCGAGTCGGACACCTTGATGGAGATGTCCATGCCGACGCCGTAGGCCGCCTGCGACCAGTCGCCACCGATGGCACGCAGCTTCGTGTCCTGCGAGGGCGACTCGGTGATGGTGGCCTGCGACGTGGCCGCCGTGCCGCCGGTCAGGGCGGTCTGGTTGACGCTGAGCGGGCCAGAGGCGCCACCGACGACGTTCAGGGTGAAGGTGAACGGGCCGGGAGCGGTGCCGGTGACGGTCGCAGCCGAGAGGCCGGGCAGGAGCCGGACTGCGGTCTGGATGGTGCCGGCAGCCGCGTTGTAGGCCAGGGGCGTGGTGGTGTTGCCACCGTAGGAGATGGTGAAGGTGCCGCCGGTCGGCGTGCCGACGAGGGTGACGATCTGCACGCGACCGCCCTGGCGACGGTAGTCACCGGAGACGCCACGGTTGTAGAACGCCGGGTAGCCGATCAGGTTGCCGGCGAGGCGACCGTCCGTGGGGGAGTCGACCCAGAGGGGACGGCCCGTGGTGTCGGTCGTCATCTTGAGGGTCGGCTTGAGGCGCGGGTCCGCCGCGAAGCCGGAGAAGTCGAAGCCTGCGTCGGTGACGATCTTCTCTCCCGAGACCAGGTCGGCGTACATGCCGCCGCTGGCCTGGGCCGTGGTGCCGAGCTCGACGGAGCTGACGCCCCTCTTCAGGTAGTCGGCGAACGGACCTGCGGCGCCAGTGCGGAGGTCGAGACCGTGGATCGCGGCGTAGTCGAACGCGCGTGCGATCGCGGTCGGGAGATCCTGACGCAACTGGGCGTAGAGGCCAGCTGCGTTGGTCGTCGCGATCTCCTGCGAGACCGGGACGAGCAGGGCGACCTTCTTGCCGACCATCGTCTTAATGCCGACCTGGCCATTGCCGACCGGCTTGACGCCACCCTCGGAGACCCAGCCAGCGGCGGGGACGTCCATTGAGACGGGGATGGCGGTCTGAGCGGTCATCGACAGCGGCACGCGACGAGCGAGGCTCATCACGGCCGAGGACTCGACGGCTTGATCGAAGATGGGGCCGGTGATGGTCGCCGGCAGGAGGGTGTTGTTAATGCTGGACAGGCTGGTAGCCATGAGTCTGACTCCTTAGTCAGGTCGGCCTCAGCCGCTCATCTGAGCGCCGAGGAAATTCGCGAAGTCCTGCTCGGGGGAACTCCCGGCAGGCGTGCCCTTGGTGCCTTGCGACAGGTCGGGCTTGGGTGCGGTCGATGTCCGCGCCACCAGGGCGGCAGCCTGTCGCTCGACGGTCTCCATGTCGGAGCCGGTGAGGAACAGGTCTGCGTCCTCGTCGCTGATGCCGTGCTTGGCGGCGATCCGTAGGCGGGTCGCCTCGGCGGTGGCCTTGGCGGCTTCTGCCTGCGCGTCAGCCGCGAGCTTCTGGGCCTTCTCAAGGTCCGAGAGGCTGGCGGCGGCGATGTCGTCGAGTTGCTTCTGGAGCGCGGCGGCCGACTTCTCGGCGGCCGTGGCGCGCTCGCGCTCGGCCTTGAGGGCCTTCTCGCCGTTCTCGCCAAGCGGCTTATCCTCAGTCGGCGCAGGGTCGCCCTGCGGGTCCGGCGTCGGCGTGGGCTCTGGTGTTGGTGCGGACATGCTTCCTCCATCGCGGAGTTGACCCGTCGACCTCGCGTCGTCGGGAAGATCAGGTGATGTAGCCGTGCAGTTTGAGCAGCCGCATGGCGGTCGCTCGATCGCCGTCAGCGGCTCGATAGATCGAGTCGGGCGTGAGGCGCATCCGGCTAGAGACTCGGTAGCGAGATCCGGCCGTGGTCTGTAGATCGCCAAGGCTCTTGCCTGCAATGCCACGTGATGTCACGCCCGCGTTGGTCGTGGTGACCGTGCGGCCGGGCCCGAAGTTCACGCGGCGCAGGCTGCCGTTCTTGGCGTTGACGAGCTGGTTCAGGTCGGCGCCGTCGGCAAGCGCTCGCCGATCGGCTTTGCTCAGGCCGGTCACGAGCCCCTTGTCGACAAGGTTGTGGGGGTTCTGGCGGAACTCGGAGCGCGGGTCGGTCGTCGGGAGGTGGGTGCAGTCGCAGCCGGGGTGTCGGTCGAAGCCAGACGACCAGCGGTAGAAGCGGCCGGCCAGGATCGCGCAGCGAGAGCAGGACGGTGGCGACAGGTAGCGGACATATCCGACGCGAGGACGAGTGGCGATGCTCACCGACTCGGCCCCTCGAGCTGCGTCCGCGACGAGTGACATCACGAGGCGGTCGAGTTGCCAACCTTGATCGACCTTCTCGGCCATCTGGGTCACGGCATCGGGTGATGCGGTGAACGCCAGCGGGACGATTGCAGCCTCGGGCGGGACAGGCGTCCCCTGCTCGGCAAGCATTGCCGACATGGCTGCCGTGACCGTCAGGGCTGCGGCGGCTTGATGCCGAACCACAACCGCAGCGACGTCGCCCTTGCGCGCCTCGCGTGCGGCACGTTCGGCCAGCGCGCGCGTGCGAGCGTAGTGGAGGTCAGCCGAGCGGAGCATCCGACGCCGCCTGGTTGGCGATTGCCATCAGCACGGGGTCGGCAGCCTCTGTGGCGAAGTACGCGCGCTCCTTGGCCTTGCGAGCCTCGGACCAGCCGAGTTCATCCCAGTAGCCTTCACGGGACAGCACGCGAGCCGCGCGTCGCTTCGCCAGAGCATCCTCGCGCTGAGAGACGGTCGGGGTGGACGGATCGAACCAGTCGGCCATCACGCGGTTGCCCTCGACCACACGACCAGTGGCGAAACGGTAGGCGAGGGCACCAGTCCATCCGAGCGTCATGCCCACTTCGGTGTTCTGCGACTCCACCGAGCGAACGAGGTCCGTCTCTTCGGCGCGGATCGAGCCCTCCGTGGGGGGGTTCACCGATGAGATCCCGAACTTGCGGAGCGGGAAGCCTGTTGCGGTCGATGCCTGCGAGCCGTAGATGTTGAGCGCCGTCTCGAAGTTCTTGAGGTCGGCCGCAGTGAGCTGCCCGACCTTGCCGGCGGCGTCGGAGATGGTGTGGATCGCGTCGAAGTACGCCTCGAACTGTGGGATCGGCAGGCCATCCGCGCCGATGAAGTCTTCTTTCTTGACGCCCGCCATCCACATGCGCGGGATGCCGTGCGCCTCCTGCGCGAACTGAAGGTTCGTGAGCGACCGAGCTGCGGAGTCGACCAGCGGGATGATGTCGGTCATCTGAGACTCGCCCGACCATCCGCTCGACATGCGACGGTTGAGGTGCATCACCACGGGCACGGAGCCGAGTCCATGTGCATCACGGTCGACCTCGTACCAGCGACCGTCGTCGCCCTTTGCGACCCAGACGGTCTGCTCGGGCGTGTAGAGGGTGACTTGCGTCGGGCCGGCACTCGTGGGGGTGTTGCCGTAGAAGCGAGCCGCGGCGGTGACAACCTCGCTGCGACGGTCAATCTCGGCGACGAGCTCACGAGGGGACTCGACGCGCACGAACGGCAGTGAGGGGTTAGCCTCATTGGCGCCCACGGACATGAAGGCTCGGCCGTAGATCATCCGGTCGCGATTGAACATCGCGACGTGCGCCGAGAGGTTGTTGGCGTCCCAGATCGCACGCAGGATCGGGTCTGCGGTTTCCTCGCCAGGAAGGATCAGCGCGCGAACCTGTTGGCGGTCGTTGATCGTGTCGACGACCGTGCGACACCAGTTCGTGATGACAAGGAAGCGGCGCATCGCCGGCGGGATCGCCATTCCGAGCTGCTCGACCCTCTGGCGCCCGCGGTAGTAGCGGAGCAGGAGTTCGTCCTCGAGCGTCCGTGAATCCAAATCGCGCTTGAGGCGGTCAATCAGCTCCACCTCGGAGGGTGTGAGTGCCACAGGCC